CAATATAAATTAGGAAGTTTTAATTCATCCAGAAATCTTTATCTAAGAATAACCATGTCTACGACTGATGATAGCAAGTATCTTCCACGTTTAGATAGCATTTCAATTAGATTTTACAATAATCAAAAGATGTATGCACAAAACTCAACAAGCTATTTTACAACATTAGAGGGGCAATCAGGAGTCACTAAATTTGAAGTCAACTTAAGCAACAATGTTTATCCCATATTGTCTAGGGATAAAAGAAACGGGCTCAGAGTAGTCCAAGATTCTGGCTTCGATATAACAACAGATAGACTAACTCAAACCATAGAATTTTTCTATACCCCATATGCTCTTACAGATAGCGGTCTGATCTCCTCTTTGGCTGATACGTTCTATTATGCCTCTAACTACTCGTGGAGAAATTCAGGAGCTATTAGCAAAACTAATATCTCTGCAATATACGTAAATGGGGTAAATAAGACAAGTCAGACAAATGTGGCAAATGTATTTACCCAGGGACAATTACACTATGTCGTAATAGTATTTACTGCCCCTATATCAGATGCCATTAAGTTTAATCATTCTCTGTATGGTGCGGTTCCTGCCCTTTATCAAAATGTTATTCTTTATGAGACAGCATTTGATTCTACTGCCGCTCAATTACATTATGATCTTTATATGGGCACAAACCCCACAATACTAGATGATTCGTCATTTACTGTGACAGAGAACTCTGTTACTCCATATAACAATGACTGGCTAGTATATCAAACTGTGTAATTTTGTCACAAACGTTGACAAAAAGCTGGACTTAGATATTAGATAATGGTAAAATAAAAACATGGTATTAGACTTAAGCAAGGTAAACTCAAAGGTTCTCGATGAAGAAACAACCCTAGGAATCTATGTTTGGGAGATGCCAGACGGTAGATGGATCGGAGATGATGAAGGAAACTTCTTGTCTGTTACATCCAAAAAAGGCAATAAGACCAAGATGAATGCATTAGCGGAAGTGGTTCTTTCTTATGGAATTACAGAAGGGCAGCCATTATTTTTATCTGGCCGTAGAAAAATTGATGACGAAGAGTTTGAATATCAGCAATCTAGATTAAATCTAGGCTTAGTCCCAGACCCTCTTGATATAGGAAGCTATAAAGATGAGATGAAAAAGCTGGGCAATTTAAGGGGTTAAAATGGAATTCATGGATGAAGAAAACGATACAACTCAAAACATTGAATTATCAAATGTTGCTGACTGGTTTTCATTTAAAAAGCAGGCGGAACACGATGATGCATTTACTATTGATCTAGAAGAGATTAAGAAGCTGCATGGACTTAGCCCTGCATTCCGCCGTAAAGTAGGAAGAGAATTCACAAAATCATTTACTGGTATTGATGGAACAGCAACACAGCAGAATTTATTGCAGCAGGCGGTCACTGGATATGCAATGTTCGATCTTGTCCAACCAGTCTATAACCTAGAATACTTATCACAAATTTATGAAGTATCAACATATAACTATGCAGCAATTAATGCTAAGGTTGCAAATATTGTTGGTCTTGGACACTCGTTTGTTGAGACAAGAAAGACTAACGATGCATTTGATGCAATCACAGATGAAAGACAATTAGAAAGAGCACGTCGTAAGCTAGGAAAGCTAAGACAAGATTTAACAGACTGGCTAGATAGCACAAACGATGAAGATACTTTTACAGAAACATTAATTAAAGTTTATACAGATCTAGAAGCTACAGGAAATGGCTTCCTAGAAATTAGTCGCACAACAAATGGCGATATTGGATATATTGGACATATTCCAGCAAAGACCATGAGAGTACGCCGTTTGCGTGATGGATTTATTCAGTTGCTTTATGGCAAGGCTGTGTTCTTCAGAAACTTTGGAGACACTGAAACCATTAATCCAATTTCAGGCGGAGAAGATCGACCTAACGAAGTTATACATTTTAAGAAGTATACTCCAATGAATAATTACTATGGAATTCCAGATGTAATTGCAGCACAGACTGCTTTGGCTGGAAATGAATTTTCTGGTAGATATAACTTAGATTATTTTGAAAATAAAGCTGTCCCAAGATATATTATTACAGTTAAGGGAGCAAAGCTTTCATCTGAGTCTGAGCGTAAGCTTTTAGAGTTTTTTCAGGTAGGATTAAAAGGAAAGAATCACCGATCACTTTATGTACCTCTGCCTGCAGATAGCCCAGACTCAAAGGTTGAATTTAAGATGGAGCCAATTGAGGCGGGAACCCAAGAAGGCTCATTTAATAAATACCGTTTAGCAAATAGGGATGAAATTCTATTAGCCCATAGAGTTCCAATTAATAAGATTGGTGTTCCTGAAGGAGTAAGCCTTGCTAATGCTCGTGATGCAGATAAAACATTTAAAGAGCAGGTTTGCCGTCCAGCACAAATGAGATTAGAAAAGAAATTAAATAAAATTATTGAAGAAAAGACAGATGCTTTAGTTCTTAAATTCAATGAATTAACTCTTACTGACGAAGATACTCAGTCTAAGATCGATGAAAGATATTTACGCATGCAGGTAATTACCCCTAATGAAGTTAGAATTAGAAAGGGTATGATCCCTCTTGATGGAGGAGATCAGGTAGTTGATTTAAAGCCGCAGGCAGCAGCAGAGCAAAGAGCACAGGCTGGAAATACCAGAACTAGGACTCAAGAGCGAGATGCTAATTCTCCAGATAATTCTGGGGAAGGCAGAAATGCAAAAGGCGATGGTCGAGTAGTTGAATAATACTACTCAACCATTATTTGCCTTTTTATATATAAGTCGATAAAATTAACTACATGAACGTTGAAAAATCAAACTGGTCTTCAAATGGCGACAACCTCCATTTATCTGTTCCTTTCACAAAGGTAAACAGAGAAAAGCGCACTGTCTCAGGATTTGCAACATTAGATAATGTTGATCAAACTGGAGATGTAGTTACAGCGGAAGCAAGCTTAAAAGCATTCGAAGGATTCCGTGGAAACATTCGTGAGATGCACACACCACTTGCAGTAGGCAAGCTTGTATCGTTTAAGCCAGAAACATACTACGATCAAAACACAAAGAAGTTTTATAATGGCGTTTACGTAACAACATATATCTCAAAAGGCGCACAAGATACATGGGAGAAGGTTCTAGACGGAACTCTTTCTGGTTTTTCAATTGGCGGAAAGATCTACGAATCAGACAATGAAGTTAACAAGTCAACAGGACAAACAGTTCGTTTTATCAAAGGATATGACTTGATTGAGCTCTCAGTTGTTGATTCACCAGCAAATGAACTGTGCAACATTTTTTCTATTGAAAAGATGAATGGCCAAACTGTTTTTAAGGGAATGGCGGCAGAAGTAGTAACAGAAAATATTTTTTATTGCGAAGAAAGCAATTCAGTATTTCTATCAACAGAGAAGACATTTGATTCACCAACTTCTGGTAAGCCAGCAACCATCATTGGTTGGGTTGAAAAGTCAGATGTAAACAAATCAAAAGAAATAGACAAGATTCTTGATTCATTTAAGAAATCAAGATTTACGTTGCCTGATACACAAACAATTGCAAAACAGGCAAACGCAGAAGGAGGTAATGAAGTGTCAGAAAACACAGAAGTAACAACAGATGTTGTTGAAGAAACAACACCTGCTGTAGAAGTTGCTGTTGAAGAAGCAGCACCAGTAGTAGAAGACGCTCCTGCGGAAGCAGTAGCAACAGAAGACGCTCCTGCCGAAACTCTGGAGAAGGCAGCCGACGTATCAGAAGTTATGGTTGATGAACCTGATTTTGCAAAGATGCTTGGCGATCTAAAAGGCTTTTTCTCAGAAACTCTAAACAAGGCTGCAGAAACTAATGCTAACCAAGTTTCAACTATCAAAGAGACAGTTGAGACATTTAGCAAGAGTGTTGATAGCAGAATCTCAGAGTTGGCAGAACAACACAGCGTACTTAGTGCGGCTGTAGCAGAAATCCGCAACACAATTGACGGCGTTGAAAAGCGTGTCGATGCAGTTGAGGGCGAGACTGCAATTAAGAAGTCCTCTGACCTTGGCGGGTCACAGGTAGTAACAAAATCAAAATCAAAATGGAACGGTTCTTTCCTCGGTTCCGTGAATGAAATATTCAACTAAAGGTAGGTGAAAAAATATAATGAGCAATGAATTATTAAAAGATATTGCAGCTGGTACAACAGCAACAGGTACTTTTGCTTCTAATACATCAGCGGGTGGAATCCACATCGCTGCTGAATCAGGCAACGGTGGCTTGCTTAACCCAGAACAGTCAGCACGATTCCTTGACTATATGTTCGACGCAACCGTAATTGGTAAGGTCGCACGTACAGTTCGTATGAGAGCAGACACAACCGAGATTGATCGTATTGGAGTTGGCGAAAAGCTTATGAAGCTCGCTACAGAAGGTGATGATACATCATCAAACTCAGCCGTCACATTTTCAAAGATTTCTCTCACAACAAAGAAGCTTCGCTTGGATTGGGAACTTTCAACTGAGTCTCTAGAAGACAATATTGAAGGTGCTGATCTCGAAGATCACATTGCAAGATTACTTGCAACACAGGCAGGAAATGATATTGAAGATGTTATCCTTAACGGAGATACAGCTCTTTCATCAGATCCTCTTTACAAGGCATTTAACGGTGTAGTAAAGAAGTCAAAGCAATATGGTCGTGTAGTAGATGCTGGTGGAGCTGCCGTTTCACGTGCAGTATTCAACTCAGCACTTAAGGCACTTCCACGTAAGTACAAGCAGCGTCGTACAGACCTCCGCTTCCTTGCGGGATCAAACTTGATCCAGGACTTCCTATATGCTAACAGCATTGGTACAAACCAGACAATTCCACAGGATATCGCTTCAAGCATCATCCGTGGAGATGTTCAGCCATTGTCAGGTCCAGCAGGATATGTAGCTCCATACGCATTTGGTATTCCAATCGTTGAAGTTCCACTTCTTCCTGAGACACAGACAGGTGACTACTCAGGACGCACAGGTTCACATGGAGATATCCACTTGACATTCCCAAATAACGTAGTTATTGGTATCAAGCGTGACGTCACAGTTTACCGTTTCTTCTGGCCACGTAAGGACTCAATCGAGTACACAATGTATACTCGTGTTGGTGTTCAGATCGAGCAGGCAGATGCATGGGTCGTTGTCAAGAACGTTAAGGTAGCTTCATAATTTAATTTATTAAGCGTACTGCTAGAATTGCCCCCGAATTTATTTCGGGGGCTTTTCATTTAAATTTATCAATGCTATAATTGAAACACCTAGACTAAGGAGAAATAAATGTCGTTTGAAACCATGAAGGTTGCAGAACTTAAGAAAATTGCAGAGGACTTTGCAGTTGATACAGAAGGTCTAAAGAACAAAGCAGATATTATTGCCGCTCTATCCGAAGAGGGCGTAACATTCGCAGTATATGCGAAAACATTAGATGTTAAAGAAGAAGAGGCGGATATGAACGAAACAGAAGTATTGCCAAAGCCTGACAAAACTCAGTTAAAAGACAGTGTTTTAGTTAGAATGACAAGAGCAAACTTTCGTTACGATATTTTGGGATACACCTTTACTAAGGAACACCCATTTGTTGCAATGAAAGAAGAAGATGCTCAAAAAATCTTTGATGTGGAGGAAGGTTTCCGTTTAGCAACTCCTAGAGAAGCACAGGAATTCTACAACTAAACCTAATTAAATGGAAATATTAATAGGATCAAACTCACCAATTAATCATAAAATTTTTTGGAAAGGTGCATTAACTGACGCAAGCTCTTTACCAATCGTAAAAGTTTATGATGTTACAGAAGATCCAGTAATAACTCCATCTATAAATCCAGAAACAGAATTAGCATCACTGACTTCAGAAAAATCAGAAACAGATCCAGGAACCTACAATGTGTATTTGCCATTGTCTCTTACAAATAGAAAGAGACAACTTAAATTAGTTTGGCAGTACAATGTAGAATCTACGGCAGCAACTAAAACTCACAATGTTTTTGTTGTACAGCCATATGCTGATATCGCACAGGCAATGGACGACTTGAGCCTTAGCTCAGATCCTTCGGATCCAAGCTATAAAACATATGCAGAATTATGTTCAGCAGAACGCTGGGCTAGAAAAGTAATCGAAGAGTATACTGGGCAACAGTTTTATTTATATGATGATCTACATACAGTATATGGTGCTGGATCAGATGTTCTTCCTCTTCCATACAAATTAAACGAATTGCATGAGCTTTATCAAAACGATATACTTCTTTTAGATACCATTAATGATATTAATAACTGGAACTATGATGTTCAGATATCAGAGACGGGCTTTGGAATAAGAATTAATAAAGCTTCTATGATTGATAATACAGTCTATACAGCAAATGGCATGGTGCCGCCAACAATTAATGATAGCACTGGAATGTTCTCAAAAAATACTGTCTATCGTGTACAAGGTAGATATGGCTGGGAAACTGTTCCAGATGAAGTTGAGCTAGCCTGTATAGAATTAATGAGAGATTATTTTTCTAAAGATAAAGAATGGAGAAATAAGTACCTCACTAACTTGCAGACATTTGATTGGCAATTTGAATATAGCCCTGACTCATATACTGGAACTGGCAATGTTTATGTTGATCAAATCCTTTCTTCCTATGTCTTAACACAAATGGTAGTTATATAAAATGTACAATCTTGTTGAATCCATTTTTTCAATGAGGCTGGATGTTTATAGACAATTAGATACACAAGATCCAGATACTGGGGCCATTAAAAAAGAATGGACATATTATAAAACAGTACCCTGCCACGCTAAGGGAATAATCAGCAATTCTGCTACTGCTAGAAGCGGTGACAGGCAGGTGTTCGATAATAGATATAGAAACGAACAAGTCATTGAAGTAAGAACATCTAAGCGTCTGACTGCTCGTGAAAAAGTAACTAATATTTGCAATTCAGAAGGAACCCTTGTCTGGGCAGAAATAGACTTTCCAACAGAAACACCAACAGTATTTGAGGTGGTTGGTACAACTCCAATAACAGATCCTTTTGGCAAAGTGCTTGGCTACAACACAATAATGAAAAGATCGGAGAATCAGATAATTGGACTCTAGCGCTTTATTAATGACGGCAGCCAGCGGTCTTGAAAGACTGATGACTAATAGTACTGCAAATAATACTAATATTCGTGACACTACAGTTGCACAAATATCGGCAGCCATTTATTATAAAGCCCATGTTGTATCCAAGCTTTCATCAAATACAGCATTTCAAGCAAAGTTTAGAAAAGTAATAGGCGATCAAATAGAAACAGATTTTGGATTATATTTAGATGCACAGGCTAGATCAAAGCCAAAAGCATTACACCATGTTTATGAGTGGAAAAAGGCTGGAGATATAAAGTCTAGATTATTTAAATTAAAGACTTATAATCAGCATGGATTATCATTTCAGATGACATATGAATTTTTGCAGTCTAAATCTAATGTTCCTTCTAAAAGAGGAATGAAAAAATATAAGTTTGCCAATAAAGCATTTATTATGGAAAATGGCATACCCGTCACAATCTCTCCAAGGGCCGCTGAGCGACTTGTATTTGAAGTCAATGATTATACTGTCTTCATGCCTAAAGGTGCCTCTGTGACCGTCTCAAAGCCTGGAGGAGGCAAGGCTACAGGACAGTTCAGGATTGCATATGCACAATTCTTTACAGGACAATTAGTTAATGAATCTATTAGAAGATCTGGATTTCAAAATATATTTAATGCGGGAATGAATAAAGCATTAAGTGTTCCTTCAGGAATTAAAAAAGTACAATATTCATTCTCTCCAAATACAATTAGAACACAGGCTGACGCAGCCTTAAAGGAAGCATTTGGAGGAGCATTATTATGACAGTAAATTACAAGCTAGATGCCTTGCTAGAGCTAAGAAAATATTTATGGGAAGAGTTATTGACCATTGGAATATTTGATGAGACTGATTATTATAGTGATAATCTTATGTCCACAATTGTGCCAATTATACCTATTCAGCAGCAGGCAGAATTAAGCCAATTTCTAAGCGGCAAGAAGCATATAGTCTATGATAAGATCAGCGCCTCATATGATACCAATTGGCTAATCTGTAATGAGCAGTTTTTATTTACAATATATTCAACTGATGTGTCTGAAATCAATGAAATTAGAAACTTCATGATGGATCTATTTAGAAGAATGGATGAATCTGCCCGTGATATTAATCGCTGGGCGGACCTATCAGATAAGTTTAAATTCCACAGTATCTATCTAGCAGATATCTCTGCAACAACCCCATCAGAAGAACTGCAGGGGTTCTTATCAACAGATATAGTATTAGATGTTAAATTCTCTAGAATTACCGATGGTCTGGGCAGATTTGCTTGATTTGCCTTTGGGCGTATTATAGCCTAAAATTGGATATAGAGGAAAGGGCCTAGCCAGCCAAATTTTTGTTTTTACAATTTAATATCATTTTTTTAAACAGGAGGTTTAAACCACATGGCACAAAACACAGGTAATGCTAAAAATATTCTAGTTGGTGCATCACCACTATTTATTTCAAATACCGACTCAACAGACACTGCTAACTATGTAGATAATGCTGAAGCAGGTAGCTCAGGTCGTGCATTTGTATCAGGAACATCTTATACAGATACACTAAACGCAATTGAATCTGGCAATTTCTACTACAGAAACGTTGGATACACAAACAATGGTCTTCAGATTACTTATAACCCAACATTCGGTTCAGTTACAGTTGATCAGCTTCTTGATACAGCAAAGCTTTTCAAGGAGTCAATGGAAGTTATGATTATGACAGAAATGGCAGAAGGAACACTTGAGAATCTTCTCGCAGTATTCGGACAGCCAGGAGATAATGCAAATTCATCAGCTTTGTCAGCAAGAGAAACTCTTACAACAGAGTCAGGATTTACAACAGGAACAGCTAACAAGACAAGAACTCTTGGACTTGCAGCTGGTGCACTAGGAATCGCTCCAACAGAGCGTCAGCTAATTGCAGTTGGACAGGCACCATCAACAACAGATGGAGCAAACAATAAGTCAACAGAGCGTGTATATTATGCACGTCGTGTTCTTTCTGTACAACAGTCACAATTCTCATTGGCTCGTAATGCAGCAACAACATTCCCAGTAACATTCCGTCTTCTCCCATCAGGAGATTCAGCATACGCTGGACAGGAATACGGAAAGATTATTGACCGCATCCTAGCATAATTTAATTTATTAAATTAAGGAAAGCCCCCAGAAATGGGGGTTTTTCGTTTGTGTTATTAGGATGCTTTTGTTATAATTATTAAGACACTATCCAAGGAGGATAAATTGGCAACTACAGTATATGACGTAGAAGAAATTACGTTACAAAATGGCGCAAAGGTAACACTTAAGCCGCTCACAATTAAAGAGCTAAGAAAGTTCATGGCCGCAATTCAAAAGACAGCAGAAGTAACATCAGAAGATGAGACCCTGACTATTCTAATTGATGCATGTGCAGTAGCACTTGAAAAGCAGCAACCAGATCTAGTTAAAGACCGTGATGCATTAGAAGATGCATTGGACGTACCAACTATCAACCGCATCCTTGAAGTATGTGGAGGAATTAAGATGGACGACCCAAACCTTCTAGCGGCAGCGGTTCTGGCTGGTCAGAACTAGATTTAGCCGCATTAGAAGGAGAAGTTTTTCTTTTAGGTAATTGGAAAAATTACGAAGAACTAGAAGATAACCTCTCAATGCCAGAGTTAATACAAACTTTTAAAGCAATGCAAAAAACTGAATCGGAAAAAAGAAGATTCTTAGCTTCAATTCAGGGTATTGATTTAAATGAGTCGCAAGAAGAAACTGGTCCTAGTTTCGAAGACATACAACGCAGGGCCCTTGGAATAGATGCATCGGGAGACGATGTTGTTTCACTACAAGGAAACTTAGCAGCCCAATCAGGCTTCGGCGTTGGTTTAGGATTAGGATACGTTAGGGAGTAAAATTGATAAATGGCTGATGAAAAGATTGTAACCAATGTAGTTGCAACGTCAGATTTTTCAGGTCTTATTGCAGATGTGCAAAGGACTACATCTGCCTTATCAAAATTACAAGCAGAATTAAGTTTATCTAATAAAGCATTAGCGGCGCAAGCTGGCCAGATTCAAAAGTCGTTCGGAGAAACACTTAGAAGCACTGGCCAGTTTACAACGCATTTTGTTACCGTTGGCTCTGAGGTAGAGACATTCGGTAAAAAGCTAGATGCTGGTAAGCTCAAGCTTGGTGACTATTTTAGAACATGGCAAACTCATACTAAAACTTCAGGCGGATTAATAAGAGATTTAGCTAAGCAGCAGGTAGCTCTACAAAACGCTATTGTGCAGCCATTAGGTAAAGCCGCCGATGGAATGATGAAGTTTAATGTTCATGTTGCAAATGGAATAGACGAAACAGTTAGCAAAACTGCATTAGCAAGAAAAGAATTACAGATTTACAATAAGGTAATTCAAGACGGTGGTGTTCAGTTAATTAACTGGGGTAAGAATACCCAATGGGCAGGCCGTCAGTTAACAGTAGGACTAACCGTACCACTAGCCGCATTTGGAGCGGCCTCAGCAAAAGCATTTAGAGAAGCAGATCAAGAGCTTGTAAGACTTCAAAAAGTTTATGGCGGATTAGCAGAAACAAGCTCACAAGAGTTAGCTAAAGTTCGCAAAGACGTTTCAGATACAGCCAGAGAGCTTGCTGGAATGTATGGAGCTTCATTTAAAGATACAATTGCATTAGCTGCTGATATTGCAGCAACTGGCAAACAGGGTAACGAATTACTCAAGTCTACAAGAGAAGCTACAAGACTTTCTATTTTAGGTGAAGTTGATCGACAGGAAGCAATGAAAGCTACCTTGGCTATTCAATCTGCATTTAAGCAAAACACAGAAGAGCTTACAGAATCAATTAACTTTCTTAACGCAGTTGAAAACCAAACATCAACAAGCCTTGCAGATTTAGTTGAAGCAATTCCAAAAGCAGGTCCAGTAGTTAAAGCATTAGGCGGAGACGTTCAAGATCTAGCACTATATCTTACAGCAATGCGTGAAGGCGGAGTTAATGCATCAGAAGGCGCTAACGCATTAAAGTCAGCACTTGCATCTATTATTAATCCTACTAAGGTAGCAAAAGAACAGTTCCTTGGATTTGGAATAGATCTTGAAGGAATTGTAAATAAAAATGCTGGAAACTTAACACAAACTATTTTATCAATTCAATCAGCATTAGATGCTTTAGATCCATTAAAGAAGTCACAAGCAATTGAACAGCTATTCGGCAAGTTCCAGTTTGCTAGAATGAATGCTTTGTTTGAAAACCTAGGAAAGCAGGGAAGCCAGACCCTTCAGGTTCTGGATCTAATGAAAGCAAGCTCACAAGATCTTGCAAATGTTGCTGGTCGAGAATTAGCACAAATTACTGAATCTGCTTCAGGACAATACAAGAGAGCAATTGAAAGTTTAAAGGCTAGCTTAGCAGGACTAGGAGAGCAGTTCCTTGAAATTGGAACATTCTTTATTAAGATAGTTGACGGAGTAATTAAGTTTGCTACCAAGCTTCCAGACCCAGTTAAAAACTTATTAGGATTACTTGGTGGCATAACAGCACTTGCAGGCCCACTCATCATGCTTACTGGTGTATTTGCTAACTTTATTGGCTATGTAATTAAGGGCATTGGACACCTAAGAGCATTGGGCCGAGGAGGAGAAGGATTTAAATTACTTACTCCTCAAATTTTAGCTGCAGAGCAAGCTGGTAGCTTAATTGAACAAACATTTTACAGCGATGCTCAAGCAGCAAAAATATTATCTGCTGCATTAGCAAACCTATCTAATGAGTATACAATTTTACAGCAAAAGGCGGTGGCTGGAACAGTATCTGCACAACCACTTATATCTACAATTGCAGGTAATGTGGTTATGGAAGGTTCAGGAAGAGTAGCTGACCCAACAAGTCCATATATAGGCAAACCTTATTCTAGACAAATGTCTCATACACGACCAGTTGCTGGTATGACAACTGAAGAAAAGTCGGCACAAAATATATTTGGTGTTGTGCCAGGACCAGCGCCAGTAAACCAAAGAATTGGCAAGAACCCACAAATTTATATGACTGGAGAACTTCCTAGAGTTCCAGGTATTACAGAAATTGGAAAAGTCTCTACAGGTATTGTTGCAGATGAAGCGGCCAAATGGCATTCTATGACAGCTGCTCTTGCAATGCAATCACAAGAAGAAATAGCGTTATTAAAGAAAGAAGTTGCTGCTACAGGAGCAGTTACAACAGAATTATCTACCTCTTATCAAGCTCTTCTACCAAAAATGACAAACATTACAACTTTGGCTGCAGAACAATCCAGACTCATAGTGGCTGATTTAGAAGCAAGCAAAATAACAGTAGATCAAGCTAGAGCCAAGGTTATTCAATTAAACGCAAGAATTGAAGCAATGATGGCAGAAACTGCCGCATCTGTTGCTGCATCTCAAGGAAGAACTGTTAACTTAGGCGCAGTTCCTCTTACTGGACAACCAGTTGTAGACCCAGTAACAGGAAAATCAAACATGAAGGAAATGTTCCACAAGAGCAAAACTTCAGCACTTGTAGATAAAATTGCAAGAGGCCTTGGAGTAAGAACTTCAGGCGGCGGATACAGTATTGAAACAACAAAGCCTAGAAGATTAAACGCTGGCGGAGATGTATTTTATAATAATGGAGACCAAGTTCCAGGACCTAATGTAAACGCTGATGTTGTTCCAGCAATGTTGACTCCTGGTGAATTTGTAATTAGAAGAGATATAGCTCAACAAGATCCAGATGGCATGAGAGCTCTTAATGCTGGACAAGCAAAAATTGTCCCAGTACAAGGTAGGAACCTAGGAGGATTAATAGCAAGACTAACTCCTCGTGGAAGAAAGCTACTTTCAACTCCAGAAATACAAAAAAATTGGAGATCTGTATTTGGAAAGCATGGATCTGCTCCAAAATCAGAATATGAGCCAAAAGGAAACGCAGGAGTATTTGGCGGACATGCACAAAGTCGTAATTTCTCAGCAAGTACAGCAAAAATTAATAAAGATATGGAGACTATTGGTGTAGACCCACAAGTTCTTTTAGCATCTATAAATGCAAGGGGTGGTGGAGCTAGAACATCTACAGATGTATTTTTATCTGGATTAGCGCAATCTGGAATTATTTCTAAACAAGAATACAGAAAGATTTCTAAAAAAGCTTTTAGCGCTTATGCAAAGAGAATACTTGGCATGGAAAAAGTTTCAGACAATAACAATCCAATGTGGAGTGTCTCTAATGAAATATTATTAAAAGAATTTTCTAATAACCCAGATGCGCTAGCATTTTGGCAAGAATATTCTAGACAGCCAGGAGGCTTCGCAGATGCAAAATATAGAAGCTCAAGCAATTTCTTAAATAAATTAACATTAAACGGAAAGACAGCAAATTTTGCAAACCTAGAGTCATCTGGCTCAAATAAGTTTTATCATACTAAAGAAGAAGCCAACCCATTTATTGCAAAATTAAATTCCTACTTTACAGCAAATTCTGGAGGAATGATTCCAGGGTATAGAGTTGGCGGCAGAATACCTGGCTTACCAAAAAATGTTATTGAAAGACTTACTTCTAGATGGCCTGGTAAAAAACAATTTTATCCACAAGGACACCAGTATAGATTAGGCAATCAAGATCCATTACACGGCCCACTTCAAATTGGAATGTCTCAAAATCTTAAGAGTTTTGCAGGATACGATCCTACAAAATATCCTAGAGAAAGTATACTATACAGAGACCAATTTAGTAGAATGACTACGGCTCCTGCATTTTTAACTGGAGATGAACAAAGACGTGGAATGTATTCTACATCAAGATACATGGCTGGTGACTTAGACATAATGTCTCAGATGGAAACATTAGGAAACCATCCACTGGGTCCAATAGCTGCCATGAAAGCTATACAGCAAAAGTTTAGCGGAAAACTTTATAGAGGAATATTAGCTGGACAAACACAAAATGCATTACCTAAGCATATAGAAAAAGCAATACTTCAGGCAAAAGAAACTGGAGATTGGAACAAGCTATTAGGTAAAGAATTTATAATGCGTAGATCGTCTTGGAGCAAAGACAAGATGATTGCGAACTACTTTGCAAAGCGTGGCTCTGATCCAGGATCAATATTATTAGAGGCTGCAGTTAGAAATAGAAACATTGTTCCAGCTGGAGATTTATTCCCTAAAAGAGTATTTAGGGCACCATACGGACAAGACTATCCAACAGGAAAGTTTGGCGGAGGACTAGAAAGACCTGAGCAGGAAGCAATTTTTGGTGGGAAGTTTAAGATTGTTGGTTATAAAAATGGTGCACTTCAAATTGAAACCATTGCGGAAGCAAGAGCAATGGGTGGACCAGTTAATGCTGGACAGCCTTATATAGTTGGAGAAAAAGGCCCAGAGCTTTTTGTGCCAAGAAATAGTGGCGGAATAATTCCAAACAACAAAATGCAAAGGTTTGAAGATGGCGGAGTGGTTAAGCCTGCATCAGGATTAGTGTCAACAGTCGGTGCAGTAGGTGGTTCAATCGGCGGAGGAATGATTGGTCAATCAATTGCTGGACCAATTGGCGGAATGGTTGGTTCAATTGCTGGAGGATTCCTTCCACAGTTATTACAAATGCTTAAGAGCAGAGAATTCTTAACTGCTGCTCAAATATTTACTAAAACAAATGTAGCAATTGGCGCAACTGTAGGAGCATTAACATTAGCATATAAAGCTTATAAAAATTATAATGATCAACTAAAAACCCAAGCCCTAGGATTTGCTCTTACTTCAGAAGCAGCAGCAAAGGCTGGATTAAATTATAAAGATTTAAATTTAACACTAAAAGAAGCTATAAAAAATAATGAAGCCTTAGCTGAAAAGAATAGGTTAGTTTATGCAAGTATTACAAGCGCTGGCACACCGTTAAAGCTTACAATTGAAGAGTACAGAAAGCTTAAAGAAGAAGTTAAATCAACAATGCCAGAATTAGTAAAGCTTGTAAACCAAACAAAGTCCAGAGATGTTGGCGATTTAGCAATTAGATTAAAAACAATGTTTATGCAGGCAGGAGATGCAGCAGACGAAGCTACCAAGAAAACTTTTGCCTTAATAGCAGCCTCAAATAAAGTTGGCTTAGCTGGATCAGCAATAGGAAGCAAAGACTTTGGATCAATTCAAAGTCTAGAAACAGCAGCAGCATTTAGCGTTAGATCATTTACTCAAGCGGAAGCAACAGGAAATTCACAAGCATCTTATGCAGCATTGCAGTCAGCTATCAATGGAATAAATGCTGGTATTGATGAGATCATGCGTAAGTCCAAAGATAATCTTACTTATCAGGAAGCTACTGCACAACAGTTTGAAAAGATAAACTCCTTGGCTGGTGATCAGGCAAGACTAAGCAATAGCACATTAACTGAAGTTCAAAAGCAGATGCCAGAATTAGGTAGAGTACTAAACTCAACTGACTCCATTAGATCTGTTTGGCAAAAGTATCAGTTACTAATTCAAGGCACAACTGTTGATTTATCTGTTTTATCTGATGCTGGAGTAGATGCACTTTATAAGATGAATGCTGTTATTGAAAAATCTATTACGTCTAATTTAAAGAGTGGTCAACTAAAGAGCACATATGATTTACTTGATAATTTACAAGAACGTCAGAAAAAATTAGAAAGAAGTTCTGCAGGAATTTCTGCAAAACAACAAATTGATTCTAGAAAACAAATAGAATCCTTGCAAAAGCAGATAAAGTTAATTCAGGAAGAAGCGGATACACGAAAGAAAGCTCTTCAAGAAAGGCAGAGAACTGAAAACTTTACTTTATCTATTCAAAAAAAGCAGATAGAGTATCAAGATGCATTAGCAGCAGGAGACATGTCTCGTGCCGCACAAGCGCAACTTGATATAAAATCAATGAGCGGAGAAAGACAGACAGAGCTTGCTGTATCTTCTATAGAAAAAAATGCAGAATTAAGAATTGAACCGCTTCAAAAACAAATTGATGCCTTAAATGAAAAAAATCAAAAGCTATCAGACAGCACATCTTTGGCTGGAGATGCTCTAGATAAGCTTACTCCTAAAGTTAATTCTTTAGCTTCTGCAGTAAATTCATTTAAAGGCTTACTAGAAGCAGTTGAAAAAGGTAAGGCTGCAGGACAAAAAATTCCTGCATCAGATTATGCTGCACTTTATCAGTTATTTAAAGATATTCAAAAAGAAAATCCAGCACTTACGCTACCAGCTGGAGTAAAAACAACTAAAACATCTATATTAACTGGACAGCAATTACAGTTAAGTCCAGCAGAAATAGGAAAACAGTTAGCAGAATCATTTAAGGTTGCACTTACATCAAAAGAATACTTTGACTCACAATCAAAGTTTATGTCAGATCTATTGGCTGGCACTAATGCTAAAAAACCACCTTTCCCTACTGAAAGACCAAAATCTGAACAAAGCTCTGCACAAAAAAAGAGAGAGCTCGAAGACAAGTTTAGAGGCCCAATTGTACGTTGGGGTGGCGGAATTGCTAAAAAAGGCATGCTCCATTCATTTGGAGAACAAGGTAAAGAATACGGTATCCCTACTACTGACATGATGATATTAAATAACTTCCAAAGCAAGAACTTGGATGCTAAATTTAAACTTCCTAACATGGCTTATAGTGTTAATAATCAGCAAAAAATGTCTGGTGGACAAGATTCTTATACAGTAAATAATTATATTACTGGAACTGATTTAAATGTTGAACAGTTGTCAGAAGCAATTACAAGAAAAACTATTGCAACTATTAAGGATATGAAGTATAATAACAAGGTTACAAATGGTAGTCCAGGAGCGAGGTTAATTTAATGAATATGCCTAGAGGATCCATTTTATGGATTAAATCAGGAGGAGTCTATTATAAGACTTCTGAACATAACCGCTCTGAATTTACAATTAGCCCACAAAGAATTGAAAGAACGCAACGCATGTCCAATGGAACATTGCGTAAATTTTTTATTGCAGACAAAAGAAATATAACTCTTTCTTGGGAAATGCTTCCACACACATCAGCCTTAACAGTTGATGGAGGATGGGGGGCAAAAGATTTAAGAGACTTTTATTATAGCTCAGGTGGTCAAGGAACTTTTGATATAAAGGTGAACCTTGCCGCAAATGGAACAGATCAGTCTTCTTCAGGATTTGAGGAGTATACAGTATCTATAACTAGCGCATCTTTTGTTGTCCTTAAGCGTGGCATTGAACCACACTGGAGCGTAAGTTTATCAATGGAGCAGGTATAATGCCTACAGCTCTAGAAAATGTTTTTTATAATAATACAACCATAAGAACAGAAGTTGGTTGCACTATTGAATATAATATGAATTTAATGATTGACGGAATTACGGTTACTTCAGCAACAGCAGACTCTTCATATATTAACGGAATTACTGATTGGTCAACAGATAGAGCTAACCCATTTAAAAAACTATTTCCAGTAGATGCAATTATTAAAGGCTTTAGGCCATTATATCCTGGAGCTAAATATTTTATTATGTCTGAGCCAGACAATACCTACCTTCCTTTTAGAACTGTATCTTACACTGGTGAAGGGAAAAATGCTAATGAATCTAACGCAAAGCCAAGAATTTACTATCCAGGAATTACAACATCTTATAAGTATTGGCTTAGTGCAAAAGATGCGGATGTTGATTTAACTGTTAGATATCTACAAACTAGCACTACTTGGACTGCAGCTGGAAAGTATGGAAATATTCCAGCTGGAAATAAAGCAGCACTAGCAAACAAAATTGTTGTGAGCTTTGAAAAATTTCATGCTCTGCCTACTCAATATAGAATTACTGTAACTCCAGTCACTGGATCTGCAATAACAACAACGTATGCCGCTCCTTCATCAACTGGAGTAATCAATCATTATTGGAATGGAACAAACTGGAGCACAACATCAATCTCAGAACCATATTCATTTAGTGAACCTCAGTCTATTAGATCAATTAGATTAGAGGCAACTAATCCAGACGGTGGTAAATATGTGGGAGTAATTGAAGTATCTGCGAGATGGGTTAAAGATATATCATCAGACATAGTTACATTTGATATTAATAAAGAAGCATCCTCATCTTCAGAGGACATACTTCCAGTTGGATCAGTAACCGCTAATTCTTTTGACCTACAACTTGCTAAGTATAATCAATCTGCTCTTCAAATAATTAATTATAATAGAGATGCTGCTTGGACAACAAGCCCGACTATTGCAAATGCAATATACATGGTTAAAAATGCTGAGCTTCGACCATACTTTAAAATATTTCATTCATCAGGAGTTTTAGGTACATCGCCTAATCAGTATGATAAAGACTATCAAGGAACATATTTTATTGAAAGCTGGTCAATTGATGAAGTAGGAGCAACAAGCTTATTAGCTATTGATGGTTCCAAGTATTTAATGGAAACCTTATGCCCAGATTTATTATGTGAAGACTTTCCAGTGACAGCAATTTTAAGAAACTTACTGGATTCTATTGGATTTACAAACTATAACTTTAATCTTGCTGCAAGTGAAACATCAATTCCTCAAGTTAAATATTGGTGGACAGAAGATAGTAATACAGTGTGGGGTGCAATACAAGAATTATGTAGAGATATACAAATGAATGCAGTATTTGATGATGACAACGTGCTACAATTTTATAGCAGAGACTATTTGTATGATGCTTCACGTTCAGCATCATGGAATTTTTATTATTCTCAAGAGGGATCTGCTCTTCCAAATATAGTTGACTTTAATAAAAAAGAAATTGCATCTGCTAATATGGTTAAGGTATTATGGCAAACACCACTTTCTTCAAATTATATAGGAACTTCTGGATTTTTATGGGAATCCCCTACTTCATTTTTAAGTGCTGGTGCTTTAAAAGAAGCAATTACTGCAAATAGCGATGAATTTATTATTGAAATATCAGCAACAGATACCTATAGCATACAGCAATCATTTTATAATTTTGCAGGATATATATTAGTAGATGCAGAGATAATTGAATTTGATGCCATAGGATATGATCTTACTCCATTATCTGGAGGCAGCAAAGAACATGTGTGGATATCTTCTGAGTCAGATGTAAGCAAGTATAGGTCGCTTGCTCTTCCTGGATATGAAGATCCATTAAAGCCTGCTGAAACATCATATTTTAAACCAAGCGGAAGATACAGAGTTAAAAAAGATCAATACAATAATTTAGTTGGTAGAGGTGCTCTAGGAACTAAAGCTGCAGCACATGCTGCTTCTGTAGCTAAACTTGATGGGTGGACAGGAAAGCTGGTGACACAAGTATGAGTTTACCAGTAATGGACGGAGGTGGAGGAAACAGCGTAAACCTTAATTCTCCTGTAATATTTTTTAAAGAACAGCCTACAGCAACATCTATAGAAACAGTAATTCGTGATAATGCTGTTACTGTAACCTATACCCTGCAAGAAATAAATCCAACTACCAAATCCAATATAGGCTCTTTGGTCACAGTGGTTAAAAATCCTGGGGCTTCACAAATTTTAACTGGACTAAAAGAAGGTTCAACATATATAATTACAGCTCAAGCAAGCTCTGGCAGCTCATTGGGCAACAAGCAAATATTTCCTCAATATACACTAAGCAAAGCTTATGCATCAAACGGTCTTAGTACAACAAATTTTAATGTTAATCCTAAAGAAATTAAATCCGCAAAATCTTATCTAGAGCTTTCATATTTAGGCAAAAACCCAAAAGAATTTGTTTTGGCATATAAAGAGTTTGCTGGTATTAATATCCCTAATATTACTGCTGGCTCTTCAATATACCTGCCAGAAAGCGGTAAATTTTTAGATCAAAAATATAGCGAAAGCTATTATACGTTTGGCACTAGTTTATTTTTAGAGAACAACTCTGATAGACCAAATCAGTCTGCGGGCCTAGGATTCTTTGTTAATAATTCTGGAAAAGCTGGATACATGGTCCTAATAGAAAGCACATCTTTATCTGCTTCAAAAAATAAAAAATCTATTAGAATAGTTAAAACATCAGAATACGATGGCATTAAAGAATTAAATAGCTCACAAAAATCTACCGAAACTACCTTTGACGGTATTTATGGTGGAAGAGCATATGTAATAGATGTAAAGGTAAAAGTTTTATTAGATCAAGTAACTATTAATGTCTTCGTTAATGGATTTAAAATAACTGCTGTAGATAAAACTAATATTACAAGTAGTAAAATAAACTCTATATTAAAGCCCACAAAAAATGTATCCTTGGCTGTATTTAAAGGTAAATCATTCTTTGACTATGTTTACGGAACCTCTATAACAAAAGAGCAATACGAATCAGTTGAGTATAATCCAAACTTTTATCAGGGACAATTCTCAAACGATACTTTGTCAACAGCATATGGAAATCTTTTATATAATGCTAATAATGCTGATGACGAGAACTATAAGTCAAAAAATATTATTGAAGAGTTTGGATCTGTTGTAAGAGAAATTGTTCGTGTTAAAACCAAGTTTGACTCCCGCCCAGCATTTCCAATTAAATGGTCTACTGGATCAAATAAGTATGCAAAGATTATAGGACAGACGCTATCTAGCTTTGGCGGAGAAGCCTATGTTTTAAATAATACCTCTACTACTATTCCGTTATCAGATGGGGCCGCAGCTTCATTCTACGCATTTGGAAATGATATTGGAAAATCTGGTGAACTAGAATACTCAACAGATGAATCAGATTCTTATAATTTTAAGGAACCAATAATTTTTAAATCTTCGTGGATTCAAAATGAAAACGACGTTAAGAGTTTAGCTAACTGGATTAAAGATAAAGTTATTAACCGTGGGGCGGTAGTTCAAATGAGTGTATTTGGAAACCCACTTCTTTCCGTTGGAGACATAGTGTCAGTAAAGTATCCATATCAAGGATTTAGCGGGACGGAAAAACTTATCATAACTTCCATATCTCATACATATAATCAAGGACTGGAGACACGTATCACTTGTAGAACCTTATAGTTCTTAAAATGGTATAATAAAAAAATGACTAAAAAAGAAAATCCAAGTAGATTACCCAAGGCAAATGTTGTTCAGGGTAACTTGCCTGTGTTGGATGAAAATAACCCAGATGCTTTATTTATTTCCCCAAACAAATATCTTAAGGTAAAGGGTGGATCTCTTTCTAGCGGGTTTGATAATTATCTAACTGGAATTTCTGGAGTAGAAAGAGCTGGAACAACCCTAGACTCTACTTTGGCCTCATCAAATAAAATCATACCTGTAGTGCCAGTAAAAGAAGATACAGTTGATCTTACAGATATAGAAAGCATTACTTACGAGCAATACTATGATTCTGTAAGTAACCTTATAAAATACAAAGCTATTATTAAAATTAGAAATGCAAGCGCTAATAAAACAAATGTACAGGGGGTGGATGCAAGGATTTACAATCCTAATGCATAATATGATAAAAGGTACATACATATTTTATGAAGACGGTAAAGAAATCTATCGTTCACAAAACCTCATCACAAAATTTGGCAAAAGATTTTTAACCAATTTTATTGCTGGCAATATTGAAGATGCGTCAAAAGACCTAGCCTTTGGCATAGATTCAACTACAGCAACAGTTAATGATACACGACTAGGGTTTGAGTTTTATCGTGTTCCAGTTTTATTAAATAGCACAGATATTCAAACGGTAAACGGATCAACAACATATTCTGTAGTTTACAAGGCAACAATTCCGCAGGAAGTATCTGGTGTTATTTCAGAGGTAGGACTATATCCTTCTACTAGAAGATCAATAAATAATTTTGATAGTAAGTTTATAACTGACTTTAGCAACTTTTTAGACTGGACAGACGGAGACGGATTCAACCCTTTGTCAGAGGCTACTGGGGCAAAAATTGGAGATAATGTTTTAACCATGTCTTCTGATTCAACTTCTGCAAACGAATATACCTCCAGCATATCTTTAGATATATCTGGATATAGTGACGCAGATTCTATAAGATTAGCATACAATAAAACCGAGGCGGACTTACAAAGCATTACATTAAAGATGTATAGTTCAGATACAGACTATTATTCAACAGTAATTACTCCAGCTTCTGGAACTGGTTATAGGGTAACTAGTAACATTTTACTTAGCACTTTTTTCTCTGGTCCTACTGGATCACCAAATAAATCTCAAATAAATAAAATAGGAATTGTTGTTACCCCAACTTCAGGAAACTCAACAAGCGTTGGGCTAGATGGATTAAGAATCAATGATGAAGATACATTCGACCCTATTTTTGGATTGATAAGCAGGTCGGTACTTGGTTCACCGCTTACAAAATTAAACGGAAGACAAGTAGACGTAGAGTATAAGTTAGATTTGAGTTTCTAAAATGGCATATCAGGACCTGTTAAAAGATACATCTCAGTATGTTGAAAATGGAGATTATTTTCTTTTAACAATTACTGACTTGGATGCTGGACAGTCTTATCCAATACAATTCAGATGGAAAAGAAAAGATGGCACTTTTAGTGTATGGTCTGCAGTAAGATCTATATCTCCACCAGCACTAGGTGTCCCTAGTGAACCAACTTTATTAACAACTGATGTTGTTGGTGGTGCAGGATTTATAAAAGTAACATGGGGTGGAACAGTCGCATCTGGTTCAGTTATACCAAATCTTGACAGGGTAGATGTTCATATCTCTGGAACGACATTTGGAGATGGCACAAAGCCTGCTGGATCTTTTAGAACATCTGGAACACAAACATTTGTCGCAGCTCCTGGAATATATATTGTTCAATTAAAAATAATTAGTACAAATAAAACTCAGTCATTTTTTAGTACAGCAAGAACTGTAACGGTAACAAGTGCTGCGGAACCAATTGAACCTCCTAATTTGCCAACAGGATTATCTGTATCTGCAGCCCCATTTGCTGTTGCAGTTAATTGGGACGGATCTTATTCGGGATCAGATTCATTTTTAGGTTTTAAATCAATTAATATTTATGCAGCATCATCTGATCTAGGGTCAACAACAACTTCTGGAATTTCAGAATCAAATTTGGTTGGAAGTCTAACCGTTAATGATACAACTAATAGAATTAACGTCGGACTAGACAACTTAAAACAGGCCCTGTCCTTAACATCAACATCTGATGCATATACATCAAATATATTCTTTTACTATGTTTCAGTAAATAGAAGTGATGTTAAATATGGTTCCCCGACTTATACTCGAATTAACTCATCTTCAGTAAATCCAATAAAAGCAAACTTAGTAGATTTAGCAAACGGGTTGATATCTATTGAAAATTTAGTTGCTGGTAATGGATCATTTTCATCATGGCTTAGAGTTGGTTCAGCGGGCGGAGCAAGAATAGAATTAAGCGGTACTAACAATTTTACTAATGGCGGCAATACAGTAAAAAGAGGTCTTACCGCATACTCCAGCGGTAGCACAGAGACATTAGGTTTTGACTTAGCCACAGGCGCTCTTGCGCTAAAGGGATCTTTATCGGCAACATCTATATCAACATCTTCAAATAAATTCTCTGTAGATTCTAATGGCATAATGTCTGCATCAGATGGATCATTTACTGGAACTATTACTGCAAGTGGTGGCTCTATAGGTGGAATTACTATCGCAGCAGATGGGCTACAAAACTCTGGAAATACATTTAAGATTGATAGTTCTGGACAAATTAGAGCTGGATCATCTACAGGTGCAGCGGTTGTAATAACTCCGTCAGGAGGCTTATTCCATAGCTCAGATGGTGGCGCAAATCAAAGTGGTAAATTAACTTTAAGTCCTTCTGGAACAAGCAAGATTGCTGGCTGGGAAATAAATACAGACAGTATTTCATCTCCATCTGGAAATATATTTTTATATTCTGCTGGTAAAACTGGAGAAACAAGTCTAAGAATTCAAGCTGGATCAAGCGGACAATTTAAAGTGCTTGACGATGGAAGTGTTACAGCAACAAATGCTACTATTACAGGAACAGTAAATGCTACAGGAGGATATTTTGGAGGAAATACTAATCGTTGGTCTATTGATTCAGATGGCATAGTTTCAAGTGGTTCTGCTAGAATCAAAGTCGGAGATTATACTATGACAAGTGCTAATCAAACTGATTTTACTATATCTCAAGCTAGCAATGGACTAAATTTATTAAAAACAGAATCAGTATCTGGAGCTACAGATTCACCATTAAGAATATTATTAGGAAGCTCAACAAGACAAGTAGAAGTTATTAAGTCTGCACAAATATCTGGAAATGGAACTACTGCTTCAGACGGTACCAGCACCCTTGCCACAAATGCCTATAGGTCTGGCGGATTAAGAAATATGTATACAGTGTCTTCAGGAAATCTAGTAAGTGGTATATATCCAAGCGCAAATAGCGGAGATGTTTTATTAGTATATGATGCAAGCCAAGGAATTTAAATATGCCTATATATTTAAAAACTTCCGATGGGTTTAGATCAGCTGTTTCAAGTTTTTTAAAAACTTCAGATGGCTGGAGAAGAATAGTTAATGCTTATTTAAAGACTGCAGACGGATGGAGAAGAATTTTTACTTCTTTAATATCTCCATCTATAAGTTCGCCTGTTGAAATATCTCAGTCTACTAATTCAACAACTAAGCTAATAACATTAACTGGAACAAATTATAAATGGACTAACTCAACTGGATTAGAGTATAGCTTTAATAGGTATGCCCCAGGTGCCTTTGATTCGACTTTAGATACAGGAACAATAGCAAATCCTACTGTAAGTAATACAAAAACATATTTATTAATAGCAACAGATGTATTGCCAAATGTAACAAATACATTTGAGTTTATTGTATCTGCAACTAATTCTACATATAATACAACTAGTTCATCGTCAGCTACATTAGAAGTAGAAGGAGTTAGAGATTTATCTATAACTGCTGGATCTACTACAACTTCAAGTATAAGTTTTAGTTGGACTGGAGGGCTATATGCAAATGGATATCTTTATCAAATAAGAAATTATAATAACCCATCAAGTCCTGGCTCCTGGGATTCATTTAGACATACATCAAATACAAGTATTACTATTTCTCAAACAAGCGATGGAACAGGTTTATCTCAAAACACAACTTATCAAATTGCCGTTAAAGGTATAAGCGGAACATCAACAGCTAATCCAGGGTATTCTGGTAATTTGTCTTATCAGACAAACAAAACAGATCAGGTCTTGATACCAATAAATACAGTAGCTCCATCAATAAGCCCATCAACAGGTACTGCTGGAAGTACAAATTACTCTACAACAAACGGATCATGGGACAACTCGCCAACCTCTTATTCGTATCAATGGGAAGCAATTTCAGGAGCTATTTCTGGTGCCACATCAAGTAGCTATACGCCTCCCTCTAATTATGTTAGCGTTTACGGAACAGCTCTTCGAGTTGCTGTTACAGCAACAAATGCTAATGGCTCCGCTACGGCAAGAGCTAGCTACGTAACAGTTAGTGCACCAGTTATTCCCGTTCCTTCTGGTGGAAGTGTAAGCATATCTCCTAGTGGAACTCAGTATGCTGGAACAACTTTAACAGCATCAACTTCAGGATGGAGCAACTCGCCAACATCTTATGATTTAGGATTATATGTTTCTACATCAAATCCTCCTTCTCCAGGAGCCACTGGAACAGTTTTAAAAACAAGTACAACATCAAGTTCACTTACATATACAATAACAGATGCTGATGCAGCTCCCCCTGCATATTATTTTAAAGCCTTTGCTACAGCAACAAATGCTGGTGGAACATCGTCTCAAGTAGAGTCAAATGTAGTTCTTTCTAAGGTTCTTACAGCACCAGTTAATACTGCCGCTCCACAAGTTACACCTACAACAGGCACTGCTGGAGTAACAACTTATGCAGCTACTGTTGGTACATGGGATCCAAGCGGAACCTACGCTTATCAATGGGAGGCAGTCTCAGGAGCTATAGGTGGAGCTACTGGAGCTACCTATTCACCTCCTTCATTCTACGTAGGCACATATGGAAGTTTATTGCGTATCGCAATTACTGCAACAAATAGCAAGGGCTCTACAACTGCAAGATCTAATTATGTATCAGTTAGTGCACCTTCTACTCCTACTCCTACACCTACACCAACGCCAACACCTACACCAACACCTACACCAACACCTACACCTACACCTACACCAACACCTACACCAACGCCTACACCTACACCAACACCAACTCCTACACCTACACCTAGCTTATTTAGATGCAGTAGGTCACAGCTTACTGGTGGCTTCTGTTGCCCAAGCGGATTTGGTGGCTCATCAGATTGCTGGTCTGGAGGAGCTGGAACAGCATGCTCAAGTGCTACTTGCTAAGAATATTTAGATATTGTATACTTTTAAAAAAGGATAAAAATGTTAACAGATGACGATATATGGTTTGAATGGAAAGGCATAAATGGGGTACCTTTATGCTGGGTAATTGATGGGGATGTATTATATGATTATCCTCTGTCAGTTGAACATTCAAAAATTTTTTTAGAATGTGATGAAATTATAGATATTTCAGAACAGTATCCAGATCACGATGGAATAACTGTTCGTTTTATGAAAAATGGAGAAATTTTAGAAGAGCTTAAAACTTCTGAATATTTTGGATCTATTTTATTAAGCAATCCACAGGTTATAGATATGGATAAATATCCTTACGGTAAATATGCAATTGCTCCTCATGCTAAATTTGATGGAGAAAAATTTATATTAACTGACGGAAGAGATATGTCACAGCTTTCCCCCACATTAGGATGGAATTAAATGTCAAAAAGTAGATGGCAAGCGTACAAAGAAAAAAATGGATCAACGCCATTAGATTTTTTAAACCCACAAACTAGGTATGCAACACAAGAGTTATCTGACAGCAGAATGGGTGTTTGCCTTGGTTGTCCAGAATTAATTAAATTAACTACTCAATGTAAAAAATGTGGTTGTTTTATGGCTGCTAAAACAAAAATTGAAGCGTCAAAATGCCCAGAAGGGAAATGGTAGCATGGAAAAAAATATTTTAGCTCCAGGAATTATTTCATTTGAAAATGTAATAAGTGATCCAATTAATTTTATAAATAGCTTAGAGGATAGCGTAAATTCTAAAAAAATCTATTGGTTTGATGCTAGTCAAAGTGATGGCGGAGTAGAGTCTGAATCACAGGTAGTAAAGTCTGCAAGAAATTGTAAAGCTATATCAATACCAAATTATGATAATGCTACCAATGTATCAGAAGATAACTTTCTATATACTATACATAAAGAACTAAATAAATATTTAAACCCATTGCTAGACGAGTATTGCAATGAATACAATGCTCCACATTGGAAATTAAATGAAGGATGGCAATTATTAAAATATGGTTCAGATAATTACTTTATAAATCATTATGATGACTCAAAACAATATCCAAGAACAATGTCAATGAGTTTTTATTTAAATGATGATTATGAAGGTGGAGAAATTGAATTTTCAAGATTTAATTTAAAAATAAAACCAAAAGCAAATCAAGCTATATTTTTCCCAGCTAACTATGTTTATAATCATACAGTTCATCCAGTAATAAGTGGAACTAGATATGCAGTAGTTGGATGGTGGGAATAATGACAAAAGTTAAAGACCCTATTTTATTAGATCAAGTTTTTAATGAAAATGATTTTAGTAGACTAAAGACATTGTTTCAAGACCCTAAATCATTTGAGTTTCAAGACGGATTTTCTAGATGGGTAATTGCAGATAATACTATGCCAATGTTACAAAATTATGCTTATTCTTTAATTCCTATGGCCAGAAAATTATTTGAAAGTAATGATCTTCTTCCAACCTATACATTGTTCTCTCATTATGAAGGACCCGAAGCTCGACTACATAAACATAAAGATGATAATGCATGCACATACACAATTGATATGTGTGTGTATCAAAAAAAATCTTGGGATCTTTATGTAGAAGAAAAACCCTATACTCTTATGCCAAACCAAGCCCTTGCTTATTATGGAAATGACCAAGAGCATTGGCGTGAAGAATTTCCAGAACCACATGATAATCATGTTGCCATGATATTTTTCCATTTTGCAGAACCAGACCACTGGTTTTTTACTAAAGGTCCATCCTACTTGTCAGTTATTCGTAAAGAATTAACTGAAGATCAATGGTATAAAATAAACAAAAATAGTATAGATTAAAAGTTTATAATATGATATACTTAGAAAGGAGGAAATTATGACAGTAGAACTAACAACAGAAGAAAAGCTTGGCGTCATTAATTCTCATATGAAAAATGTTGCTTTTAATAAGTACAATGCTGAATTGGCCCTAATTCAAGAAAATTCAAAGGCCGAAAAGGACACACTTGTTATAGCAAAACTCAATGCAGATATATCTGAGGCAGAAGCACAGATGGAAGCACTTGATGAAGAAGCTGCAAAAATTGCACCTTCTGCCTAATAGATCGGAATATAAATGGAAAAAGCAGAATTAATTATTACTGCTTTACAACAGCGTATAGGCGAACTTGTTTCAAATTATGAGACGCAAGTTGCTATTTTACGTGCCGAAGTAACCCAACTAATGGAAGAGAAAAATGCTAAGGAAAAAGCAATCCAAGATTATTCAGACTCACTTAGTAACGCAACCAACTAATTTCCCTTCAGGGCTTGCAGTCAAAACCGACTCTGCCTCATATTGGATTAAAGACGGTAAAAGGTTTAAGCTAATTTCTGATCGTGCCGAAAAGTCATGGTCATTTCCTACAGTATATGCAACAGAAAAAGCTGTTGCTCATATGAAGGTTGTAGGGAAGCTGGGGTTTAGAGACGGAACCTTGATAAAGAATATATCAGATGGTAGAATATATTTAATATCACAGAATAAAAGACGTCATATTGTGAGCCCAGATTCATTTGATATCTATGGATTAAATAGATCTAATATCATAGAGGTTAGCGAAATGGAAGCAAGCATGCATGATCTAGGAGAAGATTTATAATGACAAACAAATATACGCCAGTTACATTTAATGCAGGTGCACCATTAGACCCACAAAAGCTGATGGACTTACAGTCAAATATAACTTCTCTGGTCACAGATGTAAATGGTTTAACTAATGCATCATTAGATAATCAATATACATTAAAGATTGATGGTGGATCATATTTAACTGGTAAGCTTACAGCAGGAGTTTTTGATACAGAACAGGTAGTAACAACTGCAGCTTTTTCTGGAGCACCGTTTATTATTGCATCAGTAGGAAGCTCTTTGGCAAAAGATGAAGTAGTAACTGTATCTATTGCTAGCGCAGGAAATGCACCTTCAATTAGAGTTATTTCAAATAAAAGCAGAGATGCAGTTAGAATTAACTGGATAGCTTTCGAAAAGAATCAATAAGGCTTGACAGCCTAAACCAATATGTTACACTTAGGGTGTAACATCAAAGTCACGTTCCCGTGACTTTTTTCGTATAAAGGTATTTTAATGAGTAATGATTTAAAGTGGATGCTATCATCCGATCAGCAGTTCCCTTATCAGGATGATAAAATGATTGCACTGTGGTTTAAGGTTATGAAATGGTTTAAGCCAGACGTGGTTGATTATCTCGGCGATACAGATGATCAGGCATGTTATAGTAAATATACAGAGGGTCGTTCAGCAGAATTTCTTCAGCTTCATAAAGATGATAGTCGTGATTTAATTGTTCCGATGATGAGACATGAGGCTAAGGGCGCAAGAGATTTTTATGCAAAGACACGAGAAATGCTTCCAGATGCACAATTGTTTTCAGCATTAGGTAATCATGATATTCGTATTTTTGATTACATTGATAAGAAGCTTCCAGACTATGCTAAAGATGTTACTCCAGAATCACTCTGGTCACTTGACTCATTAGGGTATGAATATATTTATTATGACTCACTTCCTAAACGCCGCTTCGGAGACATACACGTTCACCATGGAATTTCAATTGCAGCAACAGGTTCTGTAAGAAAAGATATGGAAGATATGCAGGTGTCTTTAATTAGAGGACACTCGCACAGAATTGCTTCACATATGGTAACATATGAGCTTAGAAATAATGGTGAGGGGGAAACTCTTCGTGGTTATGAAATAGGTCACATGTGTGATGAAAAGGGGCCAGGTATGAAGTATACTCAGCATCATGATTGGCAAAAAGGGTTTGCCATTGCACATATTGAAAATGGAGAGTATCCACATGTTCAAATGATTCATGTGTCTCCTAATTATAGCTGTGTAGTTGATGGAAAGATGTTTAGCCTATAATGATAAAATGTAAGAAATGCGGTGGAAGAGTATTCATCGATAGAGTATTTTCACAGAAGCTTCATGCTGAACTATTCTGTATCCTATGCGGAAAACGCTGGATGATTAATAAAGAAACGAACCCACTAGGTAGATGGCTAGACAAAAAAGAAAATCAGTACGCAAAAGATTTCTCTATTTCTTCTTGAATGATAAGATCCATAAGGTTCTTAAAGCTCATAGATCAAAAGATGAATTGATTGCTTGGTGCTATCCTGACCGTAAAAGAGTATTATACTCCTATGCTCAGGTTGAGAAGTATATGCAAAATGCATATAGTATGACTCAGGTCAGCTTGATCTTGGGTAAGCACAAAGTTACGATTGAAGATTATATTCTTGAAGGTAAAATAAAAGCCCCTCAAAAGGTTTACCCAATAAGTAATCCTGATCATAAAAATTGGTCTAAGTATATGTTTAGTGAGTCTGATGTATTGGATTTACATCAATTTATATTAGATGCTGGACATTCTAAAGAATTGCCTAGCAAGGTAGAATTGCAGGCTCTTCTCAAACGCAATGTTATATTGTATACTAAGACCAATGAAGGAAAGTTTGTCCCAGTCTGGAAGGCGGAATAATGACAACAAAAGTTAAAGTAGACCTATCGTTTACTCGCAACCTTGGTAACTATGAAAGCATTAAAATAGGTATTGGGGTTGAAGATGATGTTCGTCAAGGTGAGCATGTCAATGATGCCACAGAAAGAGTATATAAGTTTGTTGAAGATAAGCTTATTGAAAAAACTCGTGAAGTAGAAGAAGAGTTAAAGCGTGGCAAATGAAAAAGCACCTTATATCTTAATGACACTTTATCAGTCTCTGTATAAAGAAAAATATGGCAAGGTTCCACAGCTTAATAAGTTTCGTGAGAAATGGGCCATGCAAGATGTTATTGAGAGCGTAGGGCTTGATCGTGCTAAAGAACTTTTGATATACTACTTTAGCCTACCTAAAGGTGGACACCCTTTGCAGTTCTTTTTCTATAATTTTGATAGAATAGATTCTGCAGTAGCTGAAATTGAAAGAGATAAAGAAAGACGTCGTTTATTACTAGAAGAGACGAAGAAGATGGTTGAAGAAGGCGGGATGTAATGAATACAGAAGCAACATTAATATCTGCTGTATGTAAGAATAAAGATATTAGCACCCTGCTGGCAGACAATGTAGATGAGCTATTTACCTCTCATAGAGATATATGGGAAGGTTTAAAGTCATATTACTATAAGTTTAAATCTGTTCCAGAAGCTGGAGTTCTGCTTGAGAAGTTTAAAGACTTTGAAATTGATACAAATGTAAAAGCAGAAACTGGCTACTACCTAGATAAACTAAAGAATGAATACCTTTCTAATAGGCTTAAGAATATTCTTATCAAAAGCGGATCTATGCTTAAAGAAGATGCTGCATCTAGAGTGCTCTCTGAAATGCAGGCACAACTAGCAAGTCTTAGTAAATTTACTAGCCATGTTCGTGACTTAGATGTTACAGATGCAGAAGATGCTATACGCCACTTTGAAGCAACAAAAGTTCGTTCTGCAGAAATGGGCGGTTCTCCAGGAATTAAAACTGGATTTGAAGCAATTGATTTAGCTTACCCAACTGGTATGGCACCAGGACATTTGATTGTTGCTATTGGTTGGCCAGGAAGAGGTAAGACTTGGTTTACTTCATATCTTGCTTGTAAGGCATGGGAGCAGGGCTTCAAGCCAATGATTGTATCTCTTGAAATGTCACCAGAAAATATGCGTGACAGAATCTATACCATGCTTGGCTCTGGTTTATTTAAGGCTAGCGATTTGTCAACTGGCGATATCAGTATTGATGACTTTAAAACATGGTCTAAGAAGAAGTTCGAAAACAAAAACGGTTTTGTTCTAGTATCTAATGAAGGTATGGCTGAAGTTACTCCTGCAACTATTCAAGGCAAAATAGATCAGCATAAGCCTGACCTAGTTATCTTGGACTACCACCAGCTATTCTCAGATAATAAAAAGAGTATGGGTGCTACAGAACGTAATATGAATATCTCTCGTGAATTCAAGATGTTGGCAATGACTAATAATATTCCAGTAATCGATATTACTGCTGCAACAATGGATGATGTTTCAGATCAAGATAATCCTCCTATGCTTTCTCAGGTTGCATGGTCTAAGGCTATTGAGTACGATGCAGATATGGCTATTGCTATTCATAAATATACAGGTACACAAATGATTGAAGTTGTTTCTAGAAAGAATAGACACGGGCAAGAATTTGGAATGTACTTGGACTGGGATATCAATCGTGGTATCGTCAAGGAGATTTACGAAAACCCATTCCAGAAGAATGAATCATAAGAATATAAAAAGATTTCAAGTACGTGTTCAGTTTAAAGATGATTCAGATATGATCAGAGTTAGAGCACAGTATGAAAGCTTGCTCACACAGGACATGAGGGGTAAAGGCTACGTCAGGGTACTTGACTTAGACCCAAACTTTTCGGTAGAATTCAGTGGTGAGACATGGGTGTTTTTAATGACACTCTATGGAGTATATATAGGAAAGAAGAAGGCATGGCAATTCGAGGGTACAACACAAGGGAAGTTGATTCCACGCATTACACCCCAGCCCACATTAAGTCGATCTTAAAAGAGATTGGCCTAGAGATCGTTGGCGAAACTAATAATGATTTCCTATGCTACTGTCCATTTCATTCTAATAGACATACGTCAAGCTTTAGCGTTAGTCGTGAGAAGGGTGCGTTCATATGCTTTAACCCATCATGTGGTGAGGCTGGCACACTAACAGAATTAGTCCGTAGAACAACACACAAGAATGAATACGAAGTTTTGCGTTTTATCCTATCTAAAGAATCAGAGGCATTAGAAAACTTTGATGAGCTTTTATCAGAAGCAATGGACGACAAGCCAGACTTTGAAGAATTCTCCCAGGATACATTAAATAAACTGCATGTCGGTTTATTAGAAAATGATAATGCCAAGAAGTACTTTCAGTCCAGAGGAATCAATTTAGATTCAGCAGAACATTTTGGTCTTGGGTATTCTGCAAATATGAGCATGGTAACAGTTCCAGTTCATAGCCCAGACGGAATTCCAATAGGAATTGTTGGAAGATCAATTGAAGGTAAGTCTTTTAAGAATAGCACTAACCTGCCAAAGAGCAAAACATTTTTTAATGTTCATAGAGCTAAGAAGATAGGAGACCACGTTATCGTGGTAGAATCCAGCTTTGATGCTATTAGAATACATCAGGCAGGATTTCCAAATGTAGTTGCTACGCTAGGTGGATTCCTATCAACAGAGCAACATAAATTATTAAATAGATATTTTAATAGAATTACAATTATGACAGATGCGGATTTAGCTGGCAGAGAACTAGGTATGAGCATAGCCACTAAACTTCGTAATAAAGATATCTTGTGGGCTTCTTATTCTTATGGTAAGATATATCCACATGATGCAAAAGATGCAGGCGATATGACTGATGAAGAAATAAAGTCTTGTATTAAAAATGCTGTATCCGACATAGAATACAGATCTTGGAATCAATGATATAATAGTAATACAGATGGATCTATACCATCAACTATAACTAAGGAGATATAAATGGGTATCGTAAAAGGTCTTAAGGGACTTAATCAAGTAATGGACAAGCCTACTTACTCAGAAGGCGACGGAACAAAGGCTCGTTGGGCCAAGCTGGAAGATGCAGAAAGCGTTAAGATTCGTTTTCTTCAGGAGCTAGATCCAGACTCACCAACATATGATGCAAAAAATGGCTTAGGCTTTATTGCCGTTGAGCACACAAATCCAAAAGACTACAAGCGTAAAGCTTTGTGTTCAATGGAAGACCAAGGCAAATGCTACGGTTGCGAACAACATCGCAAGGATTATAAGGCGGGATGGAAGGGTCGTTCACGACTTTATATCAATGTACTTATTGATGATGGCAAAGAAGATCCTTATGTTGCAATTCTTTCACAGGGTTCAAGCGGAAAAACAATCACCCCAACCCTAATTGAATACGCTGGAGAAATGGGATCAATTACAAATCTCATGTGGCGTATTAAGCGTTCAGGCACAAAAACTGACACAAGTTATACGATTATTCCACTAGCTAAAGATGAGACCCCTTTCGACTCATCTTCTTTGGAACTGTATGACCTAGAAACCACCGCTGTACGAGACTTGCCTTACACAGAGCAAGAAGCTTTCTTTGCAGGGGAAAGCGGACATAGCGAAGAGTCATCTGCTGCATCAACAGGTAGCAGCCTAGACTGGTAACTAAAAAGATCAGGGGCAGTCTATTGACTGCCCCTGTTTCATTTAGTAGAATAAGCAACATGAAATCATACGAAATACCAGACCCATTCATGGAGTTTGTGGCAAATAAATATAAAAATGCCAAAGGCTACGTGTATGATTTCTTTGCCAAAGAGTGGCACTTTAAATGTGTTAACTGTAAAGAAACAATGTACGCACCCAATAAAAAAGATTTAACTAGAACTAGGATTTATCATACAAGAAATATTTGTTTAGGCGGTTATTAATGAGCTTCACACACCTTCACGTTCACAGCTACTATAGTTTAATGGATGGACTAAACTCTCCTAAAGAGTTATGTCAGGCTGCGCTAGATGCTGGACAAACAGCAATTGCAATTACAGATCATGGAACCTTATCTTCTCATCGTGATATGCAGATTGCTGCTAAAGAATTGGGTATAAAGCCAATCCTTGGCGTAGAGGCTTATATCTCACCTACAGACAGATTTGATAGATCTTCTAAAACAGATAAATCAATTCAGGCTTATAACCACATTATATTGTTGGCTAAAAATAAAAAGGGTCTTGAGAATATTAATATTCTTCAGGAGCTAGCATGGAACGAAGGCTTTTATCATAAGCCACGTATTGATAGAGAGGTGCTAAAAGAATATGCAGAAGGTATTATCGTTCTTTCTGGATGCCTTAACGGACTTATTAGTAAGGCTATTGAACGCCAGGAATTCTCAGAAGCAAAACTTATACTCAAAGATTTTAAGCAGACTTTTGGTAAAGACTTTTATATTGAGGTCCAATCTCATAACCCGCCAGAAATAAATGCAAAGCTGCTTGAGTTGGCGGACGAATTAAAGATTAAGCCAGTTGCTACTGGAGATGCACACTTTGCTAAAGAAGATGATCGTATCTTAGAAGAGGCATTGCTTATCTTGTCTACATCTCCTAAGTTTGATAAGGATGCAGACTTTGACATGTCCAGAAATATGAAGGACATGATGGCTAGATTTAATTACCTATATCCTGACCGCCGTATCTCATTTGAAGAGTATAATCTATTTATTCAAAGTCGTGAAGAAATTGAGGCTGACTTCAAGAAGGCTTTAATTAATCGAACAGATATATTTGATAATACAATGGAAATTGCTGACAAGGTTGAGGACTATGACTTTAACCAAGGTCTAGACCTTCTGCCAGTCCCAAAGACGGATGCCGATGAAAGACTACGGGAGCTAGCTGAAAAGGGCTTAGAGAGGCTTCAGAAGGCTTCAGACCCAATTTATAGAGACAGGCTAGACGAAGAGCTATCAGTAATTGCTTCTAAGAATTTTGCCTCATACTTCTTGGTGGTCGGAGATATGATTAACTGGGCTAAAGAAACTGGAATTCGTGTTGGCCCAGGCCGTGGTTCAGCAGCAGGATCTTTAGTCTGTTATGCCTTGGGTATTACAGATGTAGATCCAATTAAATATGACCTGCTATTCTTCCGATTTATTAATCCAGAACGTAATGACTTCCCAGATATTGATACAGACTTTGAAGATCGCCGCCGTAAAGAGGTAAAGGAATATTTAAAGAAGAAGTTTAAGCACGTTGCCTCTATCTCAACCTATACTTATTTTAAAGATAAAGGAGTGATCCGTGATGCTGCTCGTGTATTTATGGTTCCACTTCAAGAAGTTAATCGTGCAACAAAGCAGATTGATACCTTTGAAGACTTCTTAAGTTCGCCTAACACAAAAGAATTTAGAAATAAATATCCAGAAGTAGTTTGGCTTGCAGATAGATTGCGTGGACGTATTCGTTCTGTTGGAGTGCATGCTGCTGGTGTTGTAGTAGCTAAAGATGATCTTAGAAAATATGCTCCAGTGGAATCTCGTGAAGATGCTCAAGATAAAGTATCTGGACGTATTCCAGTTGTTGCTTATGATATGGATACTGTAGCAGACATTGGTCTTATTAAGCTAGATGCTTTAGGTCTTAAGACTTTATCTGTTATCTCAGATACACTAGAATCAATTAAGACTAGACACAATAAGACTGTTAATCTGTCTGAACTGCCATTGGATGACCCAAAGGTTTACCAGATGTTAAGCGAAGGATATACAAAGGGTGTGTTTCAAGCGGAAGCAACCCCTTATACAAATCTGCTCATGAAGATGGGTGTTGACAAGTTTGAAGACTTAGCAGCATCTAATGCTTTAGTTCGTCCAGGTGCGATGAATACTGTTGGTGCAGCCTACATTAATCGTAAGCATGGTCGTGAGGCTGTAGAATATACGCATACTATTCTTAAGCCTTTTACAGAAAACACATACGGTGTTATTATTTATCAAGAGCAGGTTATGCAGGCCTGTGTTCACTTAGGAGGAATGTCGTGGTCTGAAGCGGACAAGGTTCGCAAGATTATCGGTAAAAAGAAAGATGCAAAAGAATTCGATCAATTCAAGGATCAGTTTATTACTGGGGCTTCAAAACACATTTCTCAAAAGAAAGCGGAGCAGCTTTGGCATGACTTTGAAGCTCACGCAGGTTATTCTTTTAATCGTTCTCATGCCGTTGCTTATTCTATGCTCTCTTACTATACGGCTTGGCTTAAAACTTATTACCCTCTTGAGTTCATGTTTTCAATTCTTAAGAATGAAAATGACAAGGACGCCAGAACAGAATACTTAATCGAAGCAAAACGTCTAGGCTTGCGTATTATGCTTCCTCATGTTAATGAGTCTGACATTTACTTCTCATTACAAGGAGACGGTATTAGATTTGGTCTGGCTGAAATTAAATACATTTCAGATAACATTGCCAATAAGATTATTGAAAAAAGACCATTTAAAGATTATGCAGACTTTATTGAGAAGGCTTCTAAAAAAGGCAGCGGAATCAATAGTAGGGCTGTTGATGCTCTTAATCAAATTGGCGGTGCTGCATTTACAGACAATGCTAGAAGCGGTAACGAAAAAGATAACTACTATGAGTATCTTGGTATACCAACGTTTAACTTGGCAGGCATACCACCAAGAATTAAAGCTCAGGCTAGACCAATTGAAGACTTTGACGATCTAGGTTCATTCGTTATGTTTGGTATGGTTAAAAGTATTAAGCGTGGAACTGGTTGGGCTAGAGTTGAATTGGTAGATGAGACTGGAACAATTGGTCTGTTTCACCATGAAGATACTCAGATTGAACCAAACCAGATGTACTTTATCTTGGTAGGAGATAACCGTATTGCTAGGTATATAAATGTAAAAGATATTGACCCTAATGCAGCAGACCTTTTTGTAGATTACTTATATAGAAAAGAATACGATTTAGAAGAAGATGAGTTTATGGTAGTCAACTTTACTCCCTATAAAACAAAGGCTGGAAAAATGATGAGCCATATTGTATTCTCAAGTAAAGATAAGGAATTGACTAGAGCAATTGCTTT